TGATTGATGGAGTAAGAATATGCCTTCTCTAGTTAGACATGTCAGACATGTTAGACATGTTAGACATGTTTCTGATTGATGGAGTAAGAATATCCCTTCTCTAGTTAGACATGTCAGACATGTCAGACATGTTAGACATGTTTCTGATTGATGGAGTAAGAATATCCCTTCTCTAGTTAGACATGTCAGACATGTTCCTAACTATTGATGTATGAATATCTCATCTCTAGTATGAATAGTCTACTATCCCCTGTCCCTATAAGGGGATACTCTAATTTTCCCTTCCAACACAAGGGTTCTCAGCAGGTTGGCTTTCAAGACATCCAACTACCCCTCCTCTGTGTGTCGGTGAGCGGAGCGAGGGAACCGAGCGGAGCGTTGGCTGTTGGGACAGGTCTGACACTTCTTCATAGTACCGACTCCACACAGCACGGCTTGTCTGCTATGGTGTGGGAGTTCCGGTTGAGCCGTGAGCTTGCCCGCTAGGGCGAGCAATCGATGGGACCCCAGCTTGCCCGCTAGGGCGAGCAATACCTCAACTCAGAACGGGCTGGAAGGGGCCTCTAGGACCCCTTACCATACATCCCTACCAAAGTCAACCCAGAGGGGCCTTCCTGGGGCTCCTGGGTATGGCTCAGCGTCTCTTGACGTAGCTGGGCCTGTTGATACCCGATGCACTGCTGGCGATCTGACTTTGGGCAGCCATCCGCTGTTGGAGGTTCATCCCCAAACCCATCTGGGTCACCGCCTGCTCAGGATCCTCAAGCCACTGCTGCATGTTGAAGCTCCAGTCCTCCTGCTTCCGAGCCTTGATGGCCTCCATGGCGGACAGACCCATCACCTCGGTGAAATGATTGACTCCTAGAGCCAGGCAGTCCAGACGGTCATCGAACCTGACAGCCCCACGTTCCCGACACATGCGGGACATCTGGTAGAACAGCATGTAGAGGGCTCGCTCATCCGAGTCCACGTTGGAGTGGAAGTCGTACTCGACCACCTTCCGATCCAGGATCAGACGGTGCTGGTTCATGACCGGCTCCAGGGTGTCGATGATCCGGTTCTCCTTGTTGGTGGAGTTCCGAACCTCCTGGATGTCGATGTTGAGCTTCATCTGGCGAATGTGCCGTCTGAAGAGTTCGGAAATCATCCCATCACCGAAGTTACTCTCAATGAGTAGAGTGGTAGCTTTGTACTTCTTGGCCATCCGAAGAATGGTCAGAAGGGTTGCATCGGTGTAGCCTTCTCGACTGGCGAAGAGTTCGTGACCATAGATGAAGCCGTTCTTCTGGCTCAGAGCCCAAGCAGCGGTTTCGTCACGGCCTCGACCAGAGGGGTCCACTGCGATGATGGTTTCCTGGTAGTCACCCCACTCCCCCTGGACGGCCATGGGGCTGTAGAAGCGATCTCCAGGCAGGCCCACCAGGGGCAGATCGTTGATACAGTTCCTGGGGTCAGCAGCCCAGACGTAGCCATCAGGGGCTTGGCTTGGGTTGATCCCAGTGATGATCAGATCGGCCAGCTTGAGCGGGAACTTCTCAGCATCCGACAGGCTGGTGTCCAGCTGGAACTGAAGTTGGAAGTTCGACCGACCCATCGAGGCTTCCCGTTGGAGAAGCTCGTCATCACCGAAGCGGAGAGGGTCTGTAGGCTGGTTCCGAAGGTTTGGCTGGGATCTCAATTCCTCGATGAGGACATCGGCCAGACCATCCCCGTACTTAGAGGTATCAGTGGGATACCTAGATGGCCAGATCAGGGGACGATAGCCCCGCTCAGCAAGTTTCCTGTAGACAGAGAAAACGGTTTGAGGAGTGCCGAGATACATGATTCGGCTGTCCTCCTTGGGAGTGAGAATCGATTCAGCCTCAGTACACAGCTGGATCAGCTTCTCCCTCATCAATTCAGTCAGAGAGTTGTTGGGAACCTCAATGTCATCCAGCAGGATGATGTCAGCACGGCTCCCAGCCAGCTGGCCAGTGATACCAGCAGACTTGACACTGGGGGCCTGGTGTGGAGGGCACTGGACATCGAAGCTCACTCGGCTCCAACGGGCAGAGTCATCAGTGGGCAGAAGGTGTTGTAGCCACTCAACCTCACTGAGGAGGCGTTGGATGAAGATGGATTGGTTGTCAGCCCGCTCTTTGGAAGCGGAGATGATCAGGATCTTCTTCTCAGGATCGTTGTAGAGGGTCCAGATGACGAAGGCACCAGCAATCCAGGACTTACCGACTCCTCGGAAGGCTTGGATCTGGAGACGTTTGGGACCGTATTGCAGGTAATCCGCAATGGCATACTGGGCTCTGGTTGGTTCAGGTAGACCAAGCTCTGCCCAGATGGCAGTCAGGAATACCTTGAAGTCAGATCGAAGAAGTTGCTCAATTTCGCTCATACGAAAAGAGTTGTTGGTGTTGGGTTGTTCTGGGTATTACTTGCCTTTCTTCCGACGCCTGGGATCCAGGATGTTCATGCTGGGATTGAACGGCTTTTCCGACATCGACTGGACAGCTTTTCCAGCATTGGTGCCATCAGGACCGGGCTTGCTTGGCTTGTAGCCAACGTCCTTGCCGAAGTTCCCACTGAGGGGGCCTGCTTTGGCATCGGTGCTGGGGGTGGCAGGGGTGGCAGGGGTGGCAGGGGTGGCAGGTTTCGGCTTGTCCGCTTCGGCCTTGGCTTCCTGCTCCTTCATGCGGGGAACGAAGTCCTTCATCAGAGGGTTGGTAGTCTTCGACGTACCACGCTCTGCATTACGCTTGTCGAGATCAGCTGCGAGCTTGGGATTGGCAGCCCGCCACTGACTGATGGCATCACCAGTTGCAGGTTTGCTGGAAGTGGTTGCCTGGCTAGGCTGAGGCTGAGACGCTCTCACAGGGGCCTGAGAGCCGCTGGAAGAGGCCCTGGAGGGTCGACTGGTAGTTTGACTCGTAGAGCCAGATTGAGGCGCCCTGGAGGGCCTTGCAGGGGCCTGATTGGATTGACGGGTTGGAGGGTTCGGTTTCTCAGACCGTTGAGGACGACGAAGCTGGTAGCGACCGGAATTGAGACGGCGGTTGTACTCGTTGACCTCATCGTTGAGAGGCTTGTTGATTCGGTTCTGACCTTCGACGGAGTATTCGCCTCGCCTAGCCCGAACAAGGGCATCAGCAGAGCCAGTGAGCATTTCAACTCCGGTAGCTACACCAAGTAGACGGCCTGCGGCTTTCAAACCAGGAGCTACACGTCGAGCAAGGTTCTGGGCACCACGGGCCAGACCATTCCCAGGTTTAGCGCGAGAAGGTCGAGCAGAAGCAGAACGACTGGGTGGCTTCTTGTTGGATTTGGAGGGTCTTGCCATTGCAATTTAAGAAAGATTAAGTAGACCAGTTGAGGATCAGAGACTCCCGTTCAGGACAAGGATTCAGGTGTTCTCGGATCCATTGGCGCCAGTTCTGAGATCCCTTGCTTCGGTTACACTCAGGACAGGCAGGAACAAGATTGGAGGCCACGGTTTGACCTCCTCTCGACTTGGGCTTGAGATGATCCAGGGTGAGAGATTCGTAGGTTCCCTGCTTACCGCAGTAGACACATCGACAACCAAAATGGTTGAAGATGTCCTGCCGGAACCTGCGCTTGGCTTCCTTACTGGTCATGGCCTCAAGGTTGAAGAGGTAGTCGTCTGGTTTGGGGAACACTGTTGTGTGTGCTTGACAGAGGTTGCTACTTGGAGATTTTGAGTCTGGCGTTCTTCCCGTGTCCGTTTCTTGCTCGATTGGTGGATGGATCCTCAGGGACCATCTTTCCACTGGTGGTGTGACTCATGTCCTTGCCACCCTTGCCATAGACACCCCTCTTGCGCCGCTCCTGATTGAGTTCAGAGCGGCGTTTGCGCTTGGAGGGACGTTTACCATACTCAGTATCGTATTTCAGTTTTCGCTGGTAGGCTTCAGGGTTCTCTTTGTAGAACTTGGCCGATTTCCTCGGCCTCTTAGCGGCTTGTGGCGCCATTGGTAATCATGCGGATTTTCTCAGGATCAATGGCGGCAAGAGTACCGCTGAGTTTAGCAAGTCCGGTGTTGCTCGATGTAACTCCAGTCCAGTTATTCTTGGCCATCCATTCAATCGCAGCCCGAATATCTGCGGTAGAAAGTTCATCCGATTCAAGACGATTTGCCAGTTGTTCGGAGATCAGACGGTGGATCTTGTTCAGGGTTTCAGATGAGCCCCTTTGTTCAGTTGTCATCGACTTTTGTTTCTAGAATGGTGACTCGCTTCTCCAGACCACGTCCCTCTTGGTCCTGGCGTTCGTTAATAACCTCTTGCTCCTTCATTGTGGAGTTCAAGGAGTCAATCGATTGCCGAAGAGATCGAAGAGTGCCAGGAAGTTCCCGAGCGTAGAAACCAAAGGCAGCGGAAAAGCCAGTGGCAGCCACCGTGAAGAGGCCGAGGATGGTGTTGATGAGGAGACGGACGCGAACAGCAGCCAGAACTTCAGTGACTAGGGTCTCCTTCTCTTTCTGTTTGCGGAACATCTCAAGCCCTCTCGTAGGACATCAGGTATCCATGACCGGGACCTTCCGGTTGCCAACGGCGGTTGAAGTTGCGCCAGGTGTATCGGACTCCCTTGCCACCCTTGCCGATGGTGACGTAGCCACCATTGACCATGTCGGCTTCACCGTAGGGGTCGTGGTTGACGAGGTGGACATCGGTGTAGCCGAACCCAAGGGTCCAGTGACCACCACCACGGGGACGGCTTACAGGGCCATGGTGAAGCCACCCAAGACCACAAGGCTTGCCAGCATCGATGGTCCGCTTGAAGTCCTCGATGGTTGCGGTCTGGGTGTAAGTAGCTTTGACTCCGTACTCACGACAGGTTCGGATGTGAGCCCATGGGTAGATGGTGTCCCCACCGAGCTTCAGGAGCAGACGGAGGTAGTCATCGTCCGCATTGGACCCCAGGAGGGCCTCAGGACGCAGGAACTTGATGGCCATGGCAGTTGTCGAAGACCAACAACTTCTCATCGAGTGGCCGGTCTGGGAGTCGTTCTGGGAGTAATACTGAGGGACTTTGAGGATCGACATCGGCTCACTCCTTCAGTTGCTTCTCGATCTCCCGCAGTTGCGAACGGATTCGGGCAATCTTGTCGTCTTCCTTTCGGAAGGGTCGCAGGGTTTGGGCCACATGAAGGACCAGCTGAGTGATGCTGTTGTCCTTCAGAGGGGTCAGTGGGAGAATCTCACTTGCGGTGAAGAGGACCAGGAAGCTCAGGGCTTCATAGGTAAACTTGATGCCAAGGATTTCAATCATGGCTGAGGAATGGTGACAATGTTGGTGAGATTGGTCTGCGCCAGGATGCTGGTCAGTTCAGCGATGTCGGCTGGGGTGTACGTCAGAGCCGAGAACAGGAGATTGATTCCTGCCTGAAGGCCGTCCACATTGGGACGACCGTTGCTGGCAAGAAGCAGGGCTCCCATGGTGATGGTGAGACCAGTGTTGACTGCGGTGTTGGTAGTGGACTGAGCAACGATGCTCTGATAGAGACTGGATACGAGGATCAGATCCAGGAATCCAGTGAAGTCTGGCTGAGTGGAGGGTTGGGGAGGTGGAGCGGGTTGAGGAGTGTTCCCCTGGGCCAGCCACCTTTGGTACTCCCGAAAGTCTCGGTTCCCTGGATCAGGAGGAATCAGCGCACCGTCAGACTGACGCTTGATCAGTACGGAGCCGGCGATCAGTTGGTAGCTCATAGTTCAGCATCTAAGGGGAAGCGGTAGCCGAGGACGTAGAAC